AGATATTATGTTATGAAGGATATTTTATAGCATTAGAATGTAAGGCAGGGAAAAATAAACCAACTGCTTTACAAGAAAAGAATTTAAGAGATATTAGTAAGGCAGGTGGTATGGCTTTGATAGTTAACGAGAGTAATATGCACAATATTGTAGATATAATTATAGGCTATGTTGCAGGAAATACTTGCGAAGTTAACTATGATGATGTTTACAAAATGATGCAATGAGTTGTCTAGTCGGGGGTTTTTTTAGTTTGTCCCCCTCGAAAAGGGTAAGCAATGAGTGCCTTTACATACGAATAACCATTGCAACAAGGGGTAGTTTTTTAGCAGATTGTATTCATGTCTGACTCCTTTCAACTATTGACCTTGTCGAGTAAGATACGTAATATCTAGCCCCCTTTAGTCAGAGGGGGCGACTTAAAATAGGAGAACAAATGAAAAATAGAGATGATATATTACAAGTAGCAATGAGCCTAATCAATGGTGATAGAGCCAAAGACTATGGTGATGCTTATACTAATCATAAAAGGATAGCTGACTTGTGGAGTGTCATCCTTGAGCGAGAGATAACAGTAAAACACGTTATATTATGTATGGTAGCTATGAAAATGGCTAGGTTAATACACTCCGATAAAGAAGATTCGTGGGTGGATATTTGTGGATACGGAGCATTAGGAGGTGAATTTCATGGTAAAACAAATAACGATATGCCCTAGATGTGGGCAAGAAACAAGCATGATTCCAATACATGGTCATTACCAATGTATTATTTGTATGAGTGTAGTAGATGATTGTTGTAATGGATTAACTTGCCAACAAATGGCACAACCAAAAGAGGAGAAGGAAAATGAAGATACAAGACTTTAAAAATAAATTTGGTGAAGGAACTCAATGGGATTTAGATTGGGGTAAACTCATCATACTTGGTCTTTGCATTTATATAGCTTTTTTTAAAGACTGATGAATTTAATTACACTAGACTTTGAAACCTATTACGACAAACAATACTCTTTGAAGAAGTTAACAACTGAAGAGTATATACGTAGTCCACACTTTGAAGTAATAGGTTTAGGTATTAAGCTAAACAATCAAGAAACCCAATGGGCGAGTGGTACACACGAACAGGTTAAGGAGTATCTACTTACGTTTCCCTGGCCATCCAGTGTTCTAAACGCCCATAACACTATGTTTGATGGTGCTATTCTTAATTGGGTGTTTGACATTAAACCAAAATTGTTTGCGGATACATTGTGTATGGCTAGAGGTTTGCATGGAGTGGACAGAAGTGCAAGCCTTGATGCCCTATCTAAAAAGTATGGTATTGGTGTAAAAGGAAAAGAGATACTAAATACTGTAGGTAAGCATAGAAAAGATTTTACACCAGAAGAGTTATCTAAATTTGGTGACTATTGTATTAATGACGTTGATTTAACTTTTGAATTGTTCAAACAGATGGGAAAGAACTTCCCTAAGAAGGAACTTAAATTAATAGATACTACCCTACGTATGTTTATAGACCCCGTCTTAGATTTGGATCTCGATCTACTGGAGCAACATCTCATGGAAACACGTCAACGTAAGGAGGCTCTGTTAGAGGGCCCTAAAACAAGTCGTGATGACCTCCTAAGTAACTTAAAGTTTGCAGAACTATTAAGAAAGCTAGGGGTAGAACCTCCAACCAAGATAAGTCCTACAACTGGCAAAGAAACTTTAGCATTAGCAAAGGCAGATGAAGAATTTAAAAAACTATGTCAGCACCCCGATGAAAAAGTGAGAGCATTAGTTAATGCAAGACTTGGGGTTAAAAGCACACTAGAAGAAACTAGAACTCAAAGATTTATAGACATAAGTAAACGTGGCTTGTTGCCTGTACCTATAAGATATTACTCTGCTCATACAGGAAGATGGGGTGGAGATGATAAGATAAACTTACAAAATCTACCTAGTCGTGGAGCAGATGGTAAAAAACTAAAACGTAGTATCATTGCCCCCAAAGGTCATATGCTTGTAGATGCTGATTCTTCGCAGATAGAAGCTAGGGTGTTGGCATGGCTTGCGCAACAAGACGATTTAACACAAGCATTTAGAAATGGTGATGATGTCTACAAGAAAATGGCATCAGCTATTTATGGTGTGGAAGAAGATAAGGTAACTAAAGACCAAAGATTTGTAGGGAAGACAACTATACTTGGAGCAGGGTATGGTATGGGTGCAGTCAAGTTTCAGAACCAACTAAAAACATTTGGTTTTGATATGGATATTGATGAAGCAAGACGTGTAATACAGATCTACAGGAGTACGAACTGGAAGATTAACAAGTTATGGCGTTGTGCGCAACACTACCTGAAGGACGCTGTCAATAAAGAAGATAAACCTTTTGGCTTGCATGGTGTTTTACAAGTGCGAAATGGTAGAATAAAATTACCCTCTGGTTTGTATATTGCATATGATGGGTTGAAAGCTACAAAAACAGATATAGGTTTTGATTATACCTATAGAACACGTAATGGTGAGACACGTATATATGGTGGTAAAATAATAGAAAATGTATGCCAAGCGATAGCACGTTGCATTATTGGTGAACAAATGCTAAGAATAGCAGAGAGGTATAGAGTTGTTTTAACTGTTCACGATAGCATTTTGTGTTGTGTAAAAGAAGAAGAAACAAAAGAAGCACAACAATTTATTGAAGAATGTATGAGGTGGACACCGATATGGGCAGGAGGACTTCCCGTGAACTGTGAATCTGGAACAGGAAAATCTTATGGAGATTGTGAATAATGGATAGAAATTTAGACGATAAGTTGTTTGAAGCAACAGAAGCAAGGCTAGACATAGCTATGAAATTATATAAAGCACGGAACAACCCATTTTCTGATGAACCAGAAATAAGTATGGAGGGTATATTGTTAGCTATGTTGGGGGCATCAATCGAAGAAGCTCAAGAGCGTCTTGTAGACGTTTATGTTAGCTGTAAGTAGAGAGTGATGAGCATAACTCCTTGGTCTTTTAGTAGGCTTAAATCTTTTGAGCAATGCCCTAAACAGTTTTACCATGTGAAAGTGTTAAAGGATTATACTGAAAAAGAAACAGAAGCCATGCGTTATGGTACACAAGCTCATCTTGTTGCTGAAGAGTACATACGTGATGGGAAACCAGTTCCTCCTAAATTTTCTTACATGCAAAAAGTTCTTAAAGCACTTAACAATAAACGTGGTAACAAGTTTACAGAAATGCGCATGGGTTTAACGGAAGATCTAAAACCGTGCAAGTTTAACGATAGGTATGCTTGGTGGAGAGGTATAGTAGACTTAGTAATCATAAGAGATGATAAAGCATGGATCATAGATTACAAAACAGGTAAGAATGTTCAAACTGCTGACACAGGACAACTAGAACTTATGGCTTTGTCTGTGTTTGCTCACTTTCCAGATGTGGATAAAATCCATGCAGGGTTATTGTTTACTGTAAAGAAAAAATTTATAAAGGAGAGTTACAATAGAGGACAAATTAGTGTATTATGGGAACAATGGAGAGGTAGGCACGATAGAATGAAAGTAGCATTGAATACGGGTGTCTGGAATCCTCACCCTAGTGGTCTTTGTTACAGACATTGCGTTGTATCAGAGTGTATATACAATGGGGCAAATAGGTGATGTTAGTAGATTTAGAAGAACAAGAAATAAAATTAATTATACAAGCCATTAACTATTATATAGATAGTGAACTTTACTTACAAGATACGAAAGAATATCAAAATTTGAATGAAGCACAGTTAAAATTATATGATGCCGTGCAAAGACATAAGAAGAGGTAGCAAATGCCGTATACAAAATCACCAAGACCTTACAAGCATGAGTATAAAAAGCAAAAAGCAAGAGGTGAACATGCAAACAGAATGGAACGCCAGAGGGCAAGACGTGCTTATGATAAAAAAGGTATAAATAGAAAAGGTAAAGACGTATCTCACAACAAAGCATTAAGCAAAGGTGGATCAAATAAGCAAGGAACGAGGTTGGAAAGTCCATCAAAGAATAGAAGTAGGAACTACCAAAAGAAAAAATAAGGGAGGAACAGTGTGGAGATAATAGACAACAAAAGTTTGTTGTTACGATTGCGTGACCCCAAACGAGTTACTAAATACATTTCAAGTAGCAAGGAGCTTTCAGATAACAAAGTCATGGTTGACTGGGGTTTGAAAGAAAGCCACATACTAAAAGCATTAAATATTAACGTGCCATCACCTATATGCGGACAATATTCCTGGCCTGGCAAGACCCCCTTTGAACACCAGAAGATC